TAGTCAACGTCGATGATCTTAGTTATCATCTGGCCCCGATCGTGCGGTTGCAGTTTGCCGGTTCGCAGGTCTACGGTACCGTTGCGGCAGTTCAAGAGCCACTGATCAGAGTCCAGCTCATCTGGTATAATTGGGATCCCCGGCTCAGATTCAGCGAGCGATATCATGGCATTCAGCTTGGCCTGGCTCTCGCTGGATTTGATGTGCCTTACCAGCGCCTTGCGGACCTCATCCACATCTATCGTGGCGCACTCAGCATACATACTTCTGACCGTCTGCTTTGCCAGCCGCTCTATCTCATTGGTGTTGTCAATGCACCAGCGGTTGCCGCGCCAAATAAGCCAGCGCTTCCAGGGATAGCAGTAGCGAATGTTATCGGAATGAGCATCAACCAGGCGCTCAGCGTTGCCATAGTCGGTCTGGGGGTAGACTCGGGTTCGCTTCTCCGGGTCACCGTAGAGGGAATTTGCGAGGGAATTTCCAAGCCCATTGAGGGAATTTGGTAGGGAATTTCGCGCTGTGTCCAGGGAATTTGCTACGGAATTCCCGGAATTTGCTGGCAAATTCCCTCCGAAATTCCCTGAATTCCCTCCGGAATTCCCTGAATTCCCTCCGGAATTCCCTGAATTCCCTATGAAATTCCCTCCATCGCCATCGGAATTCCCTCCGATTTGACTGCTGAGATCCTGTTTATGGATCATGACCCGGCCATCTATGCGGATTGATCGCAACTTTCCAGTTTTAACGTGACCAGCGGCACGGCGCCTGACAGCCTTTTCACATATACCTAATATCTCCGCTGCTTCGGTTACCGATACCCAGTCCCTGGGATCAAAAGACTCATACACCTGCCTGCAGTCGGAGATTGCCTTGTCTATGGTCATCTGCCCGTAGGTGGTATCACCGCGTTTCGAATCCCACTTATCCCTATACAATCCGGACTGCCGGAAAAGCCGATCCATCTGAATTGGATCTCGTCCTGTCCAGAATGCCAGCATATTGCAGAGCGCCTGATCAGCACTGCTCCAATCGTAGTTGTAGGCGGCAATGTCGCCGGCGTAGAGCTGGCCGAAGAGCGCCCCGTTCTTGGCAGTGAGCGCCTTCTCCAGCAATTCCATGTCGGATAGTATGGGGCTTTGTTGTTCGGTTAATTGTCGCCTTCTAGCCGCAGGTTTGCCCACACTATCTGCATCACTGTTGCCGAACAGTCTGTTGTATAGCGCAGCCACTTCGTTCGGTGCAGGCTGGATAGTGGGCCTGGTTCCCGGAACGATGTTACCGGTCATCACCACGAACCTTAATTTGTCGTATATCTCGATGTTGCCAGCCTGTGTGCTCGTTGATCTGCACCGCAAACCGGGCTTCTTAGCTTTGGCGATTATATGTATCCCGGTTCTCGAAGGGGAGAACTCGGTGTAGCTGTCTATTTCGTTGATGATCTCCTGCGCCCAGCGTTCGATCTGCCCCTCTTTGACGCACTTGTCCAGGTCGATCAGTAAAAACGGGTCATCCTCCGATATGATGAATCCAATGCCGTCGTAACGCCTGGACGCAGCTATCGCGGCCTCGAACGTGTTCCAGGTAGACGGATCGTTGGAACGCGCACGAGCACCGCCATTGGGATTGCGCGGCATCTTGATCAGGTCGCCATCCTCGTTGGGCTCCAATTTGTAGCAGACCCACTGCCTAAGAGCCTTCATCTCCTCCGGTATATTGTCATAGTTGTAGTTGTTATTATGTTGTGTGTGGTCAGACATCCCGTTCCCCACCGCATATATAGATTTGTCTAATTTGCATATCCTGCATTGGCTATCCCCAACCAAGTTCTGCGTTCCATCGGCGTTGTGGTCCGTATGGCCCGCCTCATACCCAGCCGATCTCCAACCAATATGGCCGTTTTCCTGGCCCTGGTGGCAGCTGTGTAGATCAGATTGCGGCTGAGCATATATGTGTGGGCCTTGTGGATGACCGACACGACGCAGGGCCACTCAGACCCCTGTACTTTGTGGATGGTGCAGGCGTAGGCCAGCACGATCTCCTTCTCCTCATCGCTGCCAACCTCGATCTCCACAGAATGATCGCGGTCGTCAAAATTGACTATGTAGTATCTGTCCTTATCTCGCTCAATGATGTCGGTGATGATGCCCATTGTGCCGTTCATAACGCCGTGCCCGTTGTCCAATTTGTAGTTGTTGCGGATCTGCATCACCTTGTCACCGACGAGCATCCTTGGGCGCTTATCCCAATTGGACTCTGTGACTTCCGGCAACTCCACATCATATTTCAAGTGTTGCCACAGTCGTTGAAGTTCCAAATTGAGCCTGTTGACTCCCAATTTGCCCCTGTTATATGGGGTGATGATCTGGCAGTCCTCCATCGGATCGAATCCCCAGCTCGGCAGATATCTCTCCACCAATAGTTTGAGCACGTGGAGAAGAGACTCCGGATCCTCTCTGTCGTCTATGACATGCCACTCCCTGTAACCGCTATCGCCAATCGGAGCGGTGGAAGGCTTGATGATCCCGTTTAGAAGTGAGTTGCTATTGCGCTTCAGCTCCCCCGCGCTCCTGAAACAGTGTGTCAGGATGGTATGCGGAACCAGGTTCCGGTCTAATATGTCCCGGAGCACGTTGCCAGCCCCAATGGGCGGCAACTGGTTGTGGTCCCCGACAAACAGGAGCTGAGTCTCGTTGAAGTCGATGGCCTGCATCAAACTGTGGATAAGGTTGATATCGCACATTGACACCTCGTCCACTATGATCAGATCGTATGGCAATTGGTACTCGGAGTTGTATTTGAAGTTGCCGGTAGCCGGGTTGTATTCAAGCAGCCGGTGGATAGTCTGCGCATCGTCTCCAACGACCTGAGCCATCCGCTTTGCGGCCTTGCCGGTCGGAGCGCACATCGCCACACGGCGGTTGGCGTCCGAGTATATCCTATGAATGAGTTTTATAATATAGGTCTTACCGGTTCCGGCTCCGCCCGACAGCACGGAGATCCGGCTGTTAAGCACCATCTCAACGGCCTCACGCTGCTTGGGACTTGGCAGTGCTCCAGTCTGCTTTGCGGCACTGTCGATCAAAATGGTGCTATCCCCAAGCGATGTGGGAGCACTATCTCTGCTGTTTACCAGCCACTCAAGTATGTCGTTCTCACGCCTATGTAGCCAACTGAGAGCTACCAGCATGTTGTTGCTATTATTGTTGTTGTGTTTGATAAGTGTAAGTTGGGCCGGTTCCCCGAACTCTCCCACAGTTGAAAGTTTTGCGAGCTGGTCCCTAACGAGCTGCTCAGCCTGGAGTGTGTCCAATGCTAATTTACTAATGGCATTTTTGACTAGGAGTTTGCGCTCGACCCAGGTGTGGCCGCCCTCCTCAGCCTCCTGTAATACCAGATGTTTCAGGCAGGCCCTTATCCTGCCAGGATGCTCCTTTGAGATTCCCATTTTGAGCGCGATCTCGTCAGCCCGAGCGAAGCCAATCCCGTGCAACTCCTCCGCGAGGATGTATGGATTATCCGTCAATACCTGACGCGCGCGGTTGCCGTACCTATCAGCTATCCGCTTGATTTGGTTGTGAGTTAGCCCGAAGCTTGCAAGCCAGGTGCTGATTGCATTCGAGTCCGCACGTGCTATCCACTCGCGCTGAAGTATCTCGGCGGACTCGGGTGACAGCTTGCCCACACTGGCGACCTGCTCCAATTCGTTGCGGACGGCGAAGTCGAAATTCTCTCCGAAATGGTCTGCGATCAGTTTGGCTTTGGCCGGGCCAATGCCCTTGAAAAATGGGCTGTTTGCCAAATATTCAGCCAGTCCCTCAGCGGACGTTGTATCCGGCATAGGGTAGGTCACTGAGTCGGCTTGAAATTGCCAGCCATACTTGACGTGCTGAACCCATTTGCCGTGCAGGATGATCTCCTCATCCAGGTTGACCTTGGACTTGATACTGAATTTGATATCGCGGTCGAACAGCGGGCCGTCATTGGCCTGCAGGCAACCGGCGGAAAATGTATCTGACGAAAAATACAGATGAGATACTTTGCCGCGCAGCTCCGTCTCCGATGTATAGTTCCTGGTTCTAAGCGCCGCCATTCCCATCAGATATAATCTCCTTTCCCCATTTCTCCTCAGCCAGTTTAAGCATCTCCCTGACCATCGCGTAGGCGTGCGGTCGGTCGCCTGCCAGCAGCACGTGGACCGGATGGAACCCGTGCATGATGGCGACGGTCATTCCCAAGAGCGCCTGCGGATTGATGTCACTCTTATAGTTGCCGGCCAGTATGTCGTCGACCCCGCCCTCGATCACGATGCAGGCGAAGTCATACTGCTGGAGCTTTGCGAGCTCTTTGCGAAACCTGGATTTGCCCCTGAGCAATGTCTGCACCCAGTCGTCCAATGATTTGCGTTCAATAACGTACCTGGTCTCCAATCCCTCCAATGAGTAGTCACCAGCCGGGAGCGCCTTGCGGACGCTGTTTGGGAATATGTATGGCTTCTGCTCACGTGTATCGACAATGATGTTAGCCACTAGCCTTTTCTCCTCTCATTTGACAATGCCGCCGGTCCCGTTTTGAACTCGACTCCATCTGTTATCTTGTTTGTTTACCTGCATCTCATATTCAGTTATCTTGGACATTTGAGGTCCTCCTTTAACTCATTAGATGTCAGGACCGGCGGCATAATTTACCTAACTACTTTTTGCCTCCTGGCTACTCGCTATTCGCCTATAAACGGGTCATCGCTATTGGCTCCGGCACCTGCTCCAACCAACGCGCCATTGGGAACTTCCAAAAGCTCATTGAGATACACGTTGTATCTGCTGGGGTCATTTTTCTGCGTCGCCACTGACACGCGGATGACCCTATCGAGCAGCTCACCTAATCTGGTCTGCAGGAAATTGAGCAGCTTGAAACCCTCGGCGTAGATGTCTATGCCAACCGTCTTCAAGTCCTTTTTCAGGTAGCCCATATTCTGCTGAGTTGCCATCATGTTGTTGCGGTACAGATGGCGGTTTTCATATTCGCCGTCGATGATGACCAGATCCCACTTGAGCATGGGCTTATTACCATCCCGACTCAAAGTGAACTCAACGGCATCCACACGTGCGACGTATTCCCCATCGGGAACGCGTTCGCCGCCACCTGCTGCTTCTTCGGCTTCCTCGAACATATCGTCGAGGTATGTCAGATTGCTGGTGTCCATTTTTACTATTACCTCCCTCTACTAGTTACTCTGCTCGCATTGGAGCTTGATACTCTGCTAGTTGATGCTCTTGCCGAAGGTGGTTTCGGCTGGTCAGTTTTGACTTCCACGCTCGGTTGGTTAACATTTGCCGTGGGAACATCGGCTGGAACGCTGGTTGCGAATGGGTTATCACCATCGCCACTCGCAACTGTGGGAGTGTCTGTACCTGAGCCATCTGTCGTTTGCCCCAATTTCCGTTTGATCGATTCCTTGATCGCGTCGGTGAATACCTGGTAGCTGAGCGGCAAGGTGTCCGGCAGTTCGTGCTGAGTCCGATTCCCGGCCTCATAGATGGTAGTTGGCTGAGTGTGGAGCACTCTCTCGTATCCGACAATGACGCCCTGGTCGTCCCTGATCTCCTGGATCTCCGCATACAAAATGTAGTCGGCCATACCCAGGACGATCTTCCTCGCGCTGTTGGGCAGCGTGAGCGTGGTCTTCGTCTCTTTGCCGGTCCGAGTTTTGACCTCCTTCTCCTGCGCGTGAGAGGTCATCATCAACCCGTAGGGCAGCAGGCTGAGCGCGGTAAGCCGCTTGCTAAACTCCGTGTTGACCAGATCGTAGCCCTTGCCATAATCCAGATCGCTTGGATGCTGCAGTCCGTGCTTGTTGAGCACGAAGTCCGTACAGAACTTATACAGGTTGTCCACAGTGTCGATGACCACGGTGCGGAACTGGTGATCGCCCTTGGCTAATAGCGAGCAGACCTCCAGGAATTCTCGCCATGTTTTGACTGGAACCTGGTAGACTTCCAGGTGGTTCAACCCCGGCTCAGTCGCTATAAACAGTGCGCCATCCGCCGCTGCGCAGAATGTCGATTTGCCGATCTTCGGTTGCCCGTAGATCAGGGTCACAAAGTCCCTGATGTCGGACTTGGCCGGAGTCTTCTGTGTCGGCAACTGCACAGCCTGCGCAGACTGTGTATTCTGATTCTGATGATCGATTGCCATTACTTGTTCCTTTCAAAATCAACAGTGATTGTTATAATAGACCGGGTATCTCTTATTTGGTGTTGTTGCTGGTGGCCTCTGTGCTCTTGGCATGTCAATCCTCCCGGTTGGCCTCACCGAACGCGCACAAGATGCGTATCATGTCCGAGCAGTATGTGGCCTCGATGGAGCACATCTTGGCCTTGGTTTTGTGCTCATCAACAATCCGCTTGTAATCCTGGTAGGTTTTGTTGT